AGCATTGATTGTTGAACGTGCTGAACCACTTGCGTCTGGATAAACTAATATTCTGTTTGAAGGGTAGCGTCTTTTAATTTCCTGTGCCAACGCATCTGTATCATTTTGTTTTGATATTTCATCAATGATAAATAACTTGTCTCCAGACTTGACACCGACTACGGCATTGCAGTTCATCACGTTAAAGTCCACCCCTATTCTTAACACTTCCATCTTGATGTCAAACGGCATTTGATTAATTACATGGTCATTACGATTAAAACGGTCATAAACCTGACCGCTTGTGAGGTTAACCCATTGTCCAAGCAGGTAAGCCTTTATTAACTGCGGTGGATAATTTTCTTCAAGAGATTCAATAAAGTTGTCGGGTAGATAAGGATTATCTTTTGTCTTTGCCTGGATCAATCCTGTGTCTGATTTTTTATTTTTTTCAAATGTTTCAAATGCCCAGCCATGACCTTCGGGAGTTGTTGTTGCGTAGAACTGTTGAACATTACCTGATCTAAGTCTTGCCAATGCCATGTTCATTGCGTTTTCTGCCTCTCGTTTTGGAACGGTGTCTGCCTCATCAAATCCAATTGAAGATAAGTTTTGGCCTCGTAAGCGTTGATATGTAAGCATGGTTCTTAACAAAATTGTATGAGTACCTTCTTTAAATTCCAAAGTAAAAGATGGTAAAGGAGATGCTCTGTAAGAAAAAGGTATCTGCCATTGATCTAACAGTTCATTCATAGTTCTTACAAGAATATCAACTAACATTGCATGAGTTGGCTCAAAAAGGGCTGATACATGACCAATATTCATTGCTGCGAGTATTGTTGCTTTTGCGACTAAAGCAACTGTTTTTCCAGCGCCAAAGCCACAGACAAGAGCTAATTTTCTGTGGTCTAGGTCATCACAAAACTTTGATTGATGCGGAAGTAAGTCTTGATTTATACGCTCTATTGCTTCATTTGCTGTCGGTAAATTATAAGCACCGATTTGATATAAAACATTTCCTGGTCTTGCCGTATTTAAAATGCTCACGAAACAATTTGAGCAAGTTTGGCTGCTGTATTGATCGCACCAAGGGCAATGTGATAATGACCAGCCTTTCTAGCTTCCATTTGTAAGGTGCTGCATTGCGCCAAAAGGTCAGCCACCATCTGAGGTCTTTCCATGTCCCAATCCTTCTTTAATTCTTCCCTGGCTATGTTTATATATTTACAACAGGCTCTTTCACTCACCCCCCAGTTCTCGGCTGCATAACGTACGCAGTCTGATCTACGGCCACCGTTTGCAATGATACGAGCAAACTTCTGTGACCTTATTATAGTTTCAGGTTTTGATCCTTTTTTACCCATTAACTAGATGATACACGTTTTGCGGTGTTGCCTGTAAAATCCTCCCATCTTTTTACTATCACATCACAATATCTAGTATCCAATTCCATAAGATAAGCGTGTCTGTTTGCACGTTCAGCAGCAATTAAAGTTGAACCAGAGCCACCAAAGAGATCAACAATTTTATGATTTGAATCAGAATATTTATCTATAAACCATTCTATTAATTTTATTGGTTTTTGAGTAGGATGAACTTTGTTTTTAGCATCTGACTCTCCGCTGAATAATGTATTATTAAATCTTGCGATCTCTCTTTTGTGTTTAGATTTGCTCCAACATAGTTCAAATGATGATCCTATCATTCTATCAAAGTTTTCTGTAACTCTTTTATCCCAAACAATCCAAGACCCTTTATTTTTTTCTGGCAAATATTCAGCAAAATAATCTGCTCCAAAAATAAAAGTTTCATCACATTGAAGAGATATAATAATATTTATCATTTCAGGTTTAAAATCATCTACCAAACCTTTATTGTGTTTTAATGGCGTTGCACCATTTGGCGCTATTGGCATTTTTGTGTAATCTGTGTCTAGCCCCATTCCATAAGGTGGATCAGTAAAGACCATATCAGCCTTATTACCATCCATTAATTTTTCAACGTGAAGGATATTAGTAGAGTCACCGCATAAAAGACGGTGGTTGCCGAGAATATATAAATCACCCTCTTTGGTTACTGGTTCTTCTGGTACTTCTGGTACATCATCAGGGTCTGTTAACCCCTCGGCTGGTAATACTTCTGTCTCTCCTAGCAGTTCTTTTAAATCATCATTATCAAACCAGGGATTTAGGTCATGCTCTTGGCTTAATTCTTCAAGCATATTTATATCCCATTCTGAAAGATCGGAAGTTCTGTTGTCTGCAAGTGCAAGTCCAACCTTTTCATCTTCTGAAAGCCCAGTTCTTTTTACGGCAATAATTTCATTTCCATCAGTTTCTATGACTTTAAGATTTTTTATCCCTGCTGCCTTTGCCCCAGCGATTGTTCCATTGCCTGCAAGTATGCGGTTGTTTTCATCAATCACTATTGATCTTGCAGCACCAAATTTTTGAAGTGATTCTTTTATAAGTTTTGAGGAACGATCAGTACGCTTACGAGCGTTTTTATGATCGTTTTGTAAATCATTAATTGAAGTCATAAGGACATAGTAGTTCAGTATTAAAAAATGACAAAATAAGACTCATTTGAGACTAGGGGATGTTCTCACGTTCTTAAGTGTACCCAAGAATGCTTAAGACTTACCTAACCCTATATATCCCCCTATATTATCTATTATTATATATATATATAAAACATAGAGAACATAGAGAACATATATATATAAGATAGTGATAGCAGGGATTTTAAGCGTTCCCAGAGGTGAGAACAGGTGAGAGAACAGGTGAGAACCACACCCACTTGGGTGTTCCCTGTATCCGTTTTCTTTTGCGTTCATATTGTAAGGATCTGAGAATAGATGAGACAGTCATGATGTCAGATTTTGTTTGTCTTTCGATTGGTTTCTCCACTGCTTCTGATAATAAAAGTTCAGTTGTAATATCTTTCATTGCATTGGCTGGATCGTTCAGATAGTTGGTTATTACAGAAAGCCATGGAGAATCAACCATATAACCAAGATTTTCTTTTTCGATCTGGTTTTCCTGTTCAAAGGATAAAAAGTGCGATTCTTTATTTTTAAAGGCATGAACGGCAGCCGACCAGATACTGTCTCTTTCTAGTTGTAAGGAATCAAGGTCTATTGATTTTGTAGTGCAGGGTATTATATGAAATCTTCGGTTGCCTGTATCATCTATCAGCAAACCTGATTCCTTATTTGTACTTCCACAAATAATCCCTCTTCTTGGCCATTCTTCAACAGATTTACCATAAGGGACTCGTAAAAGGTCAGTTGATCTTGATAAAAATGCTTTTATTGTGCCTGCGTGTTTGCGACTTGTAACCCCGTCAATTTCTGACCATTCCATTCCCCATGAACGGTGAAGAACTAGTAGATCATCTTTTGAAGAAATATCACCGAGAGCATCTGAAAAGAAGGGTCCGAAGAGGGTTTGCCAGAATGATGATTTTTTTATTCCCTGAGAACCCTGTAGAACAGTTGCCGAATCATGCTTGCATCCTGGTAGATAAACTCTCCTTACTGCATTGATTAATGTAAGTTTTAACATCACATCATATATGGTCGGCTCTTTTAAAGTTTGATCCTGTGGCCGAAGATATGCAGAGGCAAGTCTATCTATGTATGTTGGTTGGATTTCGTTGTAGCAATGATCAAGATAAAGTTTTACTGGATCATATTCATTTTCATGAGCTACTTTAAGTAGACAATCAATGGCCATTTCCTTCGGCACTTTATAACCAAGTTCTGCAAGTGTCAGATAAAAAAGTTCAATATTTTTTATTACTTTGCCATCCATTTCGATTGAATGAGAAAAGGTATTAAATCTGATTTCCTGTTTCAGATTTCGTAGAAAGTTTATTAGTTCCTGTGATGTTAATTGTTCTAATTTACGAGGAACTGGTGTTGGTTCTTCTGCTGGTTTGATTGAAGTGGGGAAGGATCTGGGAGGAGGAGTCCAACCATCTTCTGATGCAAACTTTTGGAGAGTTCCAAGGGAAACCCCCGATGATTTAAATGATGCCCATTTCTTTTCACATTCACCTGATTGATATTTGCTGTTCTTTTGCGATAGTTGTTCCCAATCATAAAGAAGTGAATTATCCCCAACTGAATGTGCAGCCATGCCTATCTTGAGCCAAGAATCATAATCATCTAACCTATTTGGATTAATTGATTGCAAAAGTGAACGTGCTTTATCTGTATCTGAGTTAAGAGTTTGTACTTGAGGAGTTTTTGTCTTTTTCTTTTGCTCCATCATCTTTTCAATAATGGCAATAGGAGCTTCTGCAATTTCTAGGTCTTTCGGTGAGCGATTTTCCATCCATCTGTAGCCATCAGTTTTTGGATGTTTCCCAGATACTATGGATTGCGTACCATTCCAACGTAATTCGATCTGCTCAACAGAACCATCTTCATCTTTAACACCTGTCTGGAATTTGCGTGTTTTTATCTTTGACCAATACTTTTCGGGAACCTGATAGATTATCTGAAACCTGCCGACACGACCTGATGTGACCATCCATGATGGTGGAAGTGATGATAATGAGAAACCCCATTCACCTAATATTTTTGCTGCTGACGGGCCGTCATGGTCGAGGAAAAGTAAACCACCTGAAGGAGTACCACAGCATACACCTATTCCTGTAGATTTTTTTGAGGATATTTCTTTGAAAAGTTGCGAGCGTGTAAGTGGATTATTTTGCCAATCGTTTTGATAGGGTCTTTTATTTTGAACGGCAACAAAACCCCAGTGCTTGGGAAGGCCAAGCAGTTCTTCTTTTATATCCATTGTTATGCAGCCTGCTCCATTCTTTCAGAAACTATTAATC